GTAGTAACAAATCGTAAAATCAAGATCGTAACCCTAGAAAACGCAGCTCGTCCGCGAACGGAAAATCCAACGTCCGCCGACGGAGAAAAACCGGTCGCCGACGGAAAATCCAACGTCCGCGAACGGGAAATAGAGCGTCCGCCATATAATGTATGCGCGCGAATGAATAATACAAGCAGTAACCAATTACAAGCCTTAAAATTACAAGCTTCTAACAATACCCCCTTACCCCCTAAGCCGAGTTTGCCTGATTTTCTCGACCCTAATCTTTGGGAGCAATACCTAGCCTACAAGAAAGAGCGCAAAGAAAAGCTTAGCAAGCAGGGGATCGAAATGAAGTTTAGCGAGTGGGCTAAGTGGGCGAGCGAGGGTATAGACGTCAATGCTTGCATACGCGAAGCGATGGCAAACGAGTGGCAAGGGGTGTTTAAGCCCAAGATGCAAGGGGGTAGCGGGCGCAACGTGCCAAACAACGCTACGACAAACCCGCACGGCCTAAATCAAGGTACGCTAAACACGATGCGAGCTTTTAGGGAATTTGAAGCCCAGCTAATAGCGAGCGGTCAAGGACACAGAGTAGGAGGAAATTATGACGACAAATGAGTTTTACGGCGTATTTATGCCGATAGTAGAATACTACAAAGCTGATCTTAGCCCGGCGGTTATCGCGCTTTATTTTGAGGATTTAGGGCATCTTGACGCAAATGAGCTAAAACGCGGGCTAAGAGAGCTAAGGCAAAGCCGCAAATATTCAAATATGCCGACGATTGCCGAGATTTTAGAGGCCGTAGAGGGCGATTTTGAGAGCAAAGCGCAGCTAGCGCTAGACGAGCTAATCTACGCGATAAACAAATACGGCACTGACCGCAGCGTCTGCTTTAGCAACAAGGCCATTATGAGCGTAGTAAATGCGGCGGGCGGCTGGGAAGCGGTGGGCAACCTAGAGGGCAAAGAGTGGGAGGACTTTAAAAAATGGGAGTTTAAGAAACTCTACAAAACCTACTCAAAACCTAATCAAACCGCACCCGCCTATCTCGTCGGCAAACACGAGAGAAAAAACAGTTTTAACGGCCAAACCAACAAATTTGACAAGATTTATTTTATCGGCGAGTATAAAGAGCCGATGAGCCTGATCGAATTTAAACAGGGGCGAGCGGCGGCAATTCAAAATAGACCAAGCGTCGGCGGCTTGCTAAGCGGCATAAATAAGGCGGCGGTATGAAACTAGAGTTTAGACCGAACGATAGAGGAAACTTTTACGAAGTGGCGCGAATAGACTTTGAAAGCGGAGAGGTTGAAATACTCGTCGCAGGCGGCAGGGAAAGCGTAAAGTTAACCGAGGGCGAGCTAAGAGTTAAAGGCGAGCAAGGGAGTTTGTTTTGATGCCGCCCAAATACGAAAACACTCTAGCGTATGCAAAAGCGACGGGGCAAGTACCGCTAGAGGATTGGGAGATGAAATTCTTTGCCGGCTGGCTACGGGTAAATAAAATCCCATTTACGCACGTAGCAAACGAAAGAGTAGCTAGCGTGCAATACAAAAAGAAACTAAAGGCAATGGGAACAAGTGCGGGCTTTCCCGATATGCTCGTATTTTTGCCGAGCAAGATCGTATTTGTGGAGATGAAGCGCGCAAAAAAGAGCCTAAGCAGAGTATCGGACGAGCAAGAGGATTGGATAGATACTATCAACTGCTACGGCTACGCAAAGGCGAAAGTATGCTACGGCTCGGGCGAGGCGATAGATTTTATCAAGGGCGAGATGGGGAGAAAATAGGTGGCGAAGATAACAGAGCAAACGAAAAAGCTAATAATCGCAGACTATCTTACGGGTAAATTTAGCCAAAGAGAGTTAGCAAAAAAACATAATATTTCGCTGGGCGCAGCGAATAAAATAACCAAAGATTTGACGCCTGAAAATGAACGCTACGTAGAGGCCGAAGTAACGATGATTTCGGCGAGGCAAACGTTGCCCGATGAACAAATGAACGCGATAATGAACGCTGCTAAAGACGAGGCGTACAATAGAGGACTGATATTTAACGCCACGCAAAAAAACCTAGCCAAAATAACCCAAATGCTAGATAAGAACACCAAATACGAAAAGGTGGGCGTCGGCGACGGGGTGCAAACTTTCGAACCGGTGGAACTAAACGCAAATGATTACAAAGCCTTGCAAGACGCGATAGATAAAGCAAGTCTAACGCTAGGCGTAAATCAAAGAGCTGCGAGCACTACGATAAATAACGCCAACGTGCAACAAAGCGAAGAAACTAAAATCGTGATAGAAAGACGGGAGCTAGCAAATGAGCGAGATTAAACTCAATCTAAAATACGCTCCTTGGCAGCGTGAGGTATTTTTTGAGAATGGCGCGAAATTTACCACGATAGAAAAAGGCAGACGTTGCGGGTTTACAAAAGGTATGGCAAACGCTTGTATCGAGTGGCTACTAGAGGGCAAAAAGATACTTTGGGTCGATACGGTGGCGGGAAATCTGCAAAGATACTACGAAAGATATTTTTTGCCTGAACTCAAACAGCTCCCAAAAGATTTATGGAAATTTCACGCGCAGGATAAAAAGCTAACGATAAACGGCGCGTATCTTGATATGAGATCGGCGGAGCGCCCCGAGAATATCGAGGGCTTTGGCTACGACATTGTAGTTTTAAACGAGGCTGGCATCATCTTAAAAAACGCCTACCTTTGGGACAACGCTATACGCCCGATGCTGCTTGACTACCCGACTTCGCGCGCCTTTATCGGCGGAGTGCCAAAGGGGAAAAATAAGTTTTTCGACTTAGCCTCGCGCGGGATGAGAAACGACAAAGACTGGGTAAATTTTCAAATCTCCAGCTACAAAAACCCGATGTTACGCCACGGCGAGATAGACGAGCTAATCGCGGAACTGGGCGGAGCGGATAGCGACGTAGTAAGGCAAGAGATTTACGGCGAGTTTTTAGACACGACGACAAATGCGCTCTTTACGCTTTCTATGATAGAAAATTCTTTTAGCGCGGCGTGGGATTTTAACGGCAAGGCTCTGGGCGTTTGGGGGCTTGACGTGGCTCGCGACGGAGACGACGAAAGCGTGCTTTGCCAAAGAGAGGGCTACCGCGTGAAAAGCTTTGAGGGTTTCAGGATAGCAAGCGTCACGGGGCTGGCAAGAGAAATATACGGACGCTACGAGCGCGCGCAAAATAAGCCCGAGGTTATATTTATCGATACGATAGGCGTAGGCGCCGGTGTATACGACACGCTTTGTGATTTGGGCTTGCAAAGCGTCGTAAGAGAAGCAAAGGCGAGCTTTAAGGCTACCGATGAGCGCAGATACGCCAATAAGCGCGCGGAGATGTATTTTTCCTTGCGCGAGGCTTTCTCGTTGCTATCTATGGACGCAAACGAGAAAATCAAAAGGCAGCTGCAGATGATCGAATACGAATACGATAGCAAAGAAAGATATTTGATACTCCCAAAAGACGCCATTAAAAAAGAATACGGGGTAAGCCCAGATTACGCGGACGCTTTGGCGCTTACGTTTTTTGACAAGATCGCCCCTAAATTCAAAGCTGAGCGCTCGCGAGACAATGATTTTGGGTGGTAATGAATTGAAACGACGTGGGGCGTCGTTTCAAATATCATTAGAATGAAGCTTGCGCGGCGGGTTTGGCTAAGTATTCAAAAATATAAAAAAGGTAAAAAATGGCTCATTTTCCCCAAAATAGGGTAGATTTGACACTGCAAGTCGAGTATATTTACGAACGGATAGACCCCGGGCTCATACGTCAAATAGCCGCGCTAGATGATGAGGCGATCAAACTATCGGTCGCTGCAATGGTTTGCGAATGGACCAAAGGCGTGCGAGTGGTGCCGACGAAGCAACACAAAGTAAGATTTGCGAGCGCGCTCAAAGAAAAAGGCGTAGGAATGCGCCGAGTGTGCGAGCTAACAGGGATTAGCAAAAACACATATTATAGATTGGAGGGCAAAGATGGACGATAGGGCGGGCTACTTGGACGAGTTACGGCAGATTGCGATCAACGGCTACGAGCGGGATAA